GGAGCAATAGCTCCCCGTAAACTTAGTTTACGGCCATAAATCGAACCCTGAGTCTAGCAAGCTCAGGGCGGCCTACCACGGGTGTGACATCCCTTTCGCTGGGATTAACCGTATTTCTACGGCTAACGAACCAGTGAAAGAGGATCTCCCGGCCTAAAGAAGGCGCAGTTCTGTCTTTAAAGACAGGACACGGAACGAGAATCTCGAGCCGTTGCAACTCCTTGTTCCAACGAGTTTTCCCAGAAATGGAAAAGTCGAAGAAACGAAGGCCAGCACCGTCAGAGGGAAAGCAACGAGGAACAGAACTAATGGCAGAAGCCATTAATCCTGCGGTTTCAAACCACCCCTTTAGGAAAAAGAGGTTCTGAGTTGCGACCCAACTGATAGTGTTACGTGGTACCCTCAGGGAACTGTCGAACTTCTCGCGAAGGCGAACGACGGAAACGTCGATACCTCGAAAGAATTCGGCACCGCAAGACTCTCTGAACATACCAGTCCAGAACGACTTGCGTCGGTTGACCTTGAGTCCAAAAGACTCAAGGGTATCGGCTACCTGAGATGCAGTCTCTGTCGGAACGATGATATCATCGCCATAAACAGAGATGTTCCTCACCATACTCCTGACGGAGTTACGTGAGATCTGGCGCCCAAGTGCGCTCATAACGCCGAGGAGAGATATCGCCGTAAAGGCAAGGCTCTCAAAGGCGAAGCATAGCGCACTTCCCATCGGAGCGAATTTATCAAGAAAGATAACTCTGTCTTGATAGCTCGCTTGTCTGCTCCTACATGAGAAGACAGCCCTACGTAAAGTAGGGTGATGTCTTAGCATTTTGGAGACAGTCACCACATGGAGGCGGTCACTAGCTTCACTCAAATCGAGTGTTGCGAGCGAACCGTCCTTCGAGCCCGCTTGGGCGAGCAGCCTATTTCTAGTCTGATCGCGCCAAGAGAGAGACCCACGCAGGATATCATCCTTCTGGATATTAATATCGAGAAGAGAAAGGATACCCTGCTGAACGAACTGGTTAACAGTTGGTTCCATGGCTATAAGCCGTGGGGTCTTGGCCGTTTTGGGAACAAGAGTGATTCTCATAGGAGTCTCACTCTTGGGATGGAGAGCTTCGTAGTCATACGACCCTCCAGTCATGTCCGAATAATCGGCATAGTTAAGAACACCATGCTGACTAATTGGGAAAGACTTCTCCAAACGAGAGGTCCATGACGGAAAGAGGATCGAGTACTTTCGTAAACCGAAAGCGGACTCCGCAGTTTGCCCGGGCCCATTCTTTACAGGAAGTTCATCAAGTTGTTTTTCAACTTGACTGAATAAATCCGAGTAAAGGATGGAACAAATCTTCTGAAAATCAGAAGAATCCGAGGCCTCCGAGATAAACTTACGTTTCTCACGGAGCTCCATCTCAGTATCAAAGAACCCTTTAATCGCTCTAGCTTGGCGGGCCGGGGAAGGCAAAGCCTTCACCTTTCCGTTGAGCAAAAGGATTTGACGAACAGCTCGTAAAACGAGCAGAACGTCGGGGTCATCTTTGATTGGGC